CGGCGAGGATGTCGTCTTCGCCGCCGATGGCGTACAGGCTGAGCGTGATGGCGCGGTCGCCCATGTACGCTGCCCCGGTCGGGTCGGTGAGGGTCAGGTCGAGCCGGCCGTCGCGGCCGGGCATGTCCTGCATGCTCAAGGTCGATTTGGCGGCGTCGATGGTCACGCCGTCGGAGGATAGGGACAGCATCATGCGTTCCAGCGGGACGCCGTTGAGCGTGGGGTCTTCGACATGCGGCAGGCGCATGCGTCGCTGGTAGAGCATGATGCTGTCCTCTCTGGTTTTAACGGCCTCTCATGGCGAGGCTGTTGAGTTCGTAGCTCATGGGTTTGGCGAGCTTGCCGGCCATGACCTCGCCGCCACGGTCGTTGAGGTTGAGCGTGATGCCGGCGGCGAGGGCCGCGTCGATCGCGTCGATGATGTCCTGTTTGGTGGCGTATCCGCCGGCCTGTTCGTCCATCGTGTACGCGATCCGGCCGCCGTTGACGGTGCCGTGGTATGCGAGCGGGGTTTCGAGTCGGCTGGTGTCGGTCTTCAGGCTCACGGTCGGGACCATGTCGGTCAGACCGTCGATGCTGTCGGCGACGAGGCCGCTGGCCTTGTCAATACCCTGGGCCATGCCGGCGGGTATCCATTTGCCGACCTCGTCGCGGAAGATTCTCGATGGCGAGTGGATGCCGAGCACGCTCTTGGCCCAGCCGACGAGGCTGCTGCCGAGGTTGCTGATCGTGTTCCTGACCCACTGGAACGCGCCGCCGATGCCGTTGATGAGGCCTTGGATGACCTGACGGCCCGTGTCGTACAGCCATCCGCCGGCCCCGCTGACCGCGCCGAGCACGGTGTCGCGGATGCGGCCGACGGTGTTCGACACGGATTGGATGCCGTTGGACACGGCCGACGTGATCCCGTGCCAGATGTTCGACAGGTACGAGCTGACGCTGTTCCATACGCTCGTCCATACGCCGCTGATGGCGTTCAGGACGGTCGAGATGGTGTTGCGCACATTCTGGATGCATGTGGACACCACGCCGCTGATCGCGTTCCAGATGGTGGACGCGACGGACCTGACCGCGTTCCAGATGCTCGTCCACACGCTCTGGATCGCGTTGAGGACGGTGCCGATCGTGGTCCTGATGCCGTTGATGATCGGCATGAAGAACGCGACGATCTTGTTCCACACGTCGGTGAAGAACGTGCTGATGGCGGTCCATACGGTGGTCCAGACGGCCTTGATTCCGTCGAGGATGTTCGACAGGAACGCTTTGATGCCGTCCCATGTGGTCGTGAAGAAGTCCTTGATCGCGTCCCATGCGCCCTGCCAGTCTCCCTTGAGGAAGCTGAGGAACACGGCGATGACGGTGCGGATCGCGTTCACCGCGGTCGAGATGTAGCCGCTGATGAGCGTGAAGATCGTGGAGACGACGTTGTAGATCGCCGTCCAGATGGTGCTCCACACGGTGTTCGTGCTGTTCATCTGCTGGGTGATGAACGAGAGTATCCAGCCGAACACGGTGTTGATGCCGTTCTGGATCGCCTGCAAGGGTGCGACGATGAGCGCGCCGATGACGGTGAACACGTTGACGATGAAGTCTCGTATCCCGGTGAAGATCGTCGTGGCGGTCGTGCTGATGCCGGTCCACACGCCGGACAGGAACGTGGTGATCGACGTCCATGCGCCGGTGACGCCGCCGCTGATCGTCTGCCATAGGCCCGTGAAGAAGCCGGCGATGCCGTCCCATGCGGATTGCACGGTACCTGTGATCGTGGCCCATAGGTTGGCGAGGAATTCGCCGAGCCCGTTCCATAGGTCTTGCGCGGTGGCGACGATCGTGTTCCACGTGTCCGTGAGCCATGAGGTGAACGCGGCCCATGCCTTGCGGCCGACCTCGGTCTGGGTGAAGAACCAGACGAGCGCGGCCACGACGGCCGCGATGGCGACGGCGATAGCGCCAATGGGGTTTGCCGCTATGACAGCGTTGAACGCGCCCTGCACGGCGGTCGCCATTTTGGTGGCGGCGCTCCACGCGGTCTGAGCCGTCTTGACGAGGCTGAGGCTGGAGCCCATCTGTTTGAGCATTTGAATCGGGCCGCCCAAGTCCATCATGAGCATGATGCCGTTGCTGATGCCCTTGGCGGCGGTCGTCACCGTGTTCATGGTTCCGGTGAGCGCCTGTAGACCGCTGTTGAGCGCCTGATAGCCCTTGACTGCGGCGAACGCGGTGCCGATGCCGATGATGATGGGCGCGAGTTCCTTGCCGTGCTGGATGAACCAGTTGAGCGTGTCGGCGACGAGTTTGATGCCGTCGGCGAGACCTTCGGGAGGGATCATGTGCGCCCAGTCGATGACCATGTTGACGACGCCCATGATCGCGTCCCTGATGGTGTCCCACGCGGATTTGAACGCGGTGATCGCGCCGTTTTCCTCCAGTTTGGAGTAGAGGCGCTGGAACCAGCCGATGAGCCCTTCGATGCCTGCCTGGACGACGGGCACGGCGTTGGTGACGCCGTCGGCGATCCAGCTCATGCCGCCGGTGATGGCGGGTTTGACGCTGTCGAGCACGCTCGCGCCGAGCTTGACGAACGCGGCTTCGAGGTTGCCGGTGGCTCCCTCGATGGTGCTGGCGGATGTGGCGGCTTCCACGGCGGCGTCGGTGAAGCCGAGCGACATGATCGCGTCGTTGAATTCCTGCGCGGTGATCTGCCCGTCGGCCATCGCGTCGCGGAAGTTGCCGGTGTAGGCTCCGGCCTCCTTGAGTGCCTGTTGGATTTTGCCGCTCGCGCCGGGGATCGCGTCCGAGAGCTGGTTCCAGTTCTCGGTCGTGAGTTTTCCCTGGCCGGCGGTCTGGGTCAGCACCATCGCCACGGACTTGAAGGTGTCGGCGGAGCCGCCGGCGACGGCGTTGAGGTTGCCTGCGGCTTCGGCGAGCTTGTCGTAGTTGGGCACGCCGTTGGCGGCCAATTGGGCGGTGGTGTTGCGGATGTCGTTGAGGTCGTAGACGGTCTTGTCGGCGTAGTCCTGCGTGCTGGCGGTGAGTCGTTTGATCTGCTGTTCGCTGACGCCGGCGAAGTTCAGGGTGCTGGCGAACTTCTGGGCGCTGTCGGATGCGCTGGTGATCTCGCCGGACAGGCCCATGAACGCTTCGATGGCCTTGCCCGCGACGCTTTGCGCGATGCCGGTGATGACGCCGAGTTTCGCGCCGAAGCCGCCGGCGAAGCCGTTGCCGGCTTTGATGCCGGCGGTGTTGCCGGCGGTTTCCGATGCGCTGCCGAACGCCGATTCGATGGCCTTGCCGACGCCCTTCATGCTGGGCACGATCTGTACGAACGCGGTGGCGATCTCGATTGCCATGCTATGCCTCCCTGATGGTGGTGCGCGGTGCGGCCAGGTATGCGGCTAGTTGTTCGTCGTCCATCGCCACGGCCTCGCCGCCCGTGGCTTCATGCCGGACGGTGCCGGGGCGTTGGAGTTGTCCGCGCCAGCGCGCGCCCTTGCGTGAGGCTTCCTTGGTTTTCGTCCAGGCGAGGAACACGAGGCTGTCGCGGATGTCGGCGAGGAGGTAGGTTTGGTCGTCCCATGCGAGGCGCGGGTTGAGTTTTTGCCAGATGATGGACTGGCGGGGGAGGTTGGCGGCCAGTGCGGCCGCCCGGTTGGCGGGCAGTTCGCCCGTCCATATGAGGTCGGGGTTAAGCCCATAGAAACGCTGGAAGTCCGCTTCGAGCGCGTCGGGTGCCGTGGCGAGCATTCCTATGAGCGTCAGGAGTTTGGGGCGACCTGTTCGAGGAGCTGGGCGATGAATTCGCTGACCTTGTCGATGCTCACGCGCCCGGTGTCGGGGTCGCGCAATGCGTCCTTCATGGCCGTGTACTGGTCGCCGCAGAGCTTCTTGAGGAAGGGGACGATGGCGAACGCGCCGGCACCGTTGCCGGACTGGGCGGTTTGGAGGTCGTAGAGGTATTCGACCATGTCGAGGTCGTCGAAGATCGCGGGGCTGACGGCGAGGGTGACGCCCATGGCCTCGACGGTCTTGGGCTGGTTTTTCGGGGTTTTGTGGTCCTGCGGCTGCTTGGCTGCCATATGCGTGTCCTTTCAGAGGGGTGC